TGAAGGTCGCACGTTCGAGGTCGGCCAGCATGTGCGGCGGCAACCGGGTCCAGCGCGACCACTCGGTGACGTTGTACCTGCGCGACGCCATGAACTCGGCGTCGTCGTGGTTCATCCCGATCTGGGTGATGTCCAGACCTTCCTCGAGGATGGCCATCCGGTGCGCGTTCGATAGGCCGCGATGCGCGCCCTCCCACGACTCCTTGAGGTTCTTGAGCGCGGAGTCGCTGAGCTTCAGCGCGGGCGGCACCTTGATTGCCATGCCCGGCCGGGCATCGTTGGCGTAGAAGCGACCGAGGTACTCCTGCGCGGCGAGTTCGAGCCCGATCCCTTCACGGGCGAGCTGGACGATCGAATAGCCCCACAGGCCGTCCGGGCTGTAGCCGCGCAGGTGGAGGATGTTCTCCGGCGCGAACGGTTTCTCCTGTCCGCTGGGCAGGGTGTAGAGGTAGATCAGCTGACCGTCCGGGGCGCCGGCGATCTCAACCTCGCGGCCGTTGCGCACGAGGCGCATCTTGTCTGGTCGCAGGGGCCAGAGGGCGCGTGGGCGCATGGCCTGGTCCCATTCGATCTCGGCGAAGCCGTTGCCGCGCAATACCTCGTGGCCCTGCAACGCACCCCGGAAGGCGAACGCCTCCATCTCCGGGTTGGCCTTCTCATTGAGCAGCTTCCATGCCGGATGGCTGCGGTCCTTCACGCGCTTGCCGCCCTGGGTCCGGTAGACCGGGAAGGGCAGCGTGCCGACATCCTGGGCATAGATCCGGCAGCTCGCGAAGACGGCCGAGAAGTTGAGCGCCGTATCACCGTCAACGCGGATGCCGGTCGCCGTCTGGGCGCCGAACATCCGGGTCAGCCAGTAGGCCGGATTGCGCGGGTTGGTCGTCTGGACCCGCCAGCGCAACTCGCGCAGGGCGGGTGTCAGGAAGCCCGCCATCAGCGCGACTGCCGCGGCCGAGCCGCCGTGGTCAGGGCGCCGAGCAGGCACAGCGCGCCAAAGGCGATCAGGCCAAGCCCAGGATTAGCCGCCCAGATCGCGATGCCGCTCGAGACAGTGATCGTGCCCAGCACGGCCAGCGTCGTCGGGGTGTCGAACGCGGCCCGAAGCCTGCGCAGGTATCTCATCAAACCTCCCGCGGCTCAACCGCCAATGAACAAAATGCCGCGTGTCTCGTATACAGAGGGCTCGGCTGGTGCGCCGACGCCCGCCGCGATCGCGTCGGTGCGCGCCTCCCAGGACAGGACCGCAGCCATCGCGGCGTCGATCTTGTTGCCGCTGTCAGGCGTTTCCTTGGCGATCGTCCACATCGGCTCGCCCTTGTCATCACGGACCAGCAGCGGCCGGCGGTAGGCGTTGCCGATATGCGTGGCGAAGGTCTCGTCGCCGTTGTGCTTGACGGTGCCCAGGCCGATCGCCTCGCCGTAGTTGCGCGCCGCCCAGGCGATGGGCTTGGGGCGGTAGGTTTCCCAAGCGATGACGACCTTATCGCCGTAGTGCCCCTGCCACGCGGCGATCTCATCCTTCCAATAGGGCGGGTCGGCGTACATGCGCCACACGGTGTACTCGGCGAAGGCCGCATCGACGACCCGATCGACCTCAGCGCGCGGTATCTCATGGCCTGGCCAGCCGTCGGGGTTCCAGATGCCCAGCGGCCACTGAAAACCAGAGGTAACTTCGGTTGCGATCAGCGCCGTCCAGTCGCCCGAACGGGAGCCGTCGAAGCCGAGCACGATCAGTGAGCGTCCGGCGACGATGCGTTGCTCGATGAGGTCGCCCCACGCCACTGCATCGAACGCCTTGCCACCACCCGAGACGAGGATGTTGCCGTAGAAGCGCGCTGCCTGAGCCGGGTCACGAGCCACCAGATCAGCCGCCTCGGCTTCGATCGACGCCAGATCGAGATGGCCGTCATGCTCAACACGCACGTCATCGGGGTAGACGACGAGGTGGATGCGATGGCGCTCCTTGCGGTCGGTGTAGGACAGATTGGCCGGCGGCCGGACGAACTGGCGATGGATGTCCATGGCCACCGATTCGTACTGCTGCTGCGCGACCGAGTGCTGGCCGGGGTCCCAGGCATTGGTCGTTAGGCTGGCCCGGCCGCCCATGCCCGACAGATTGCGCCACTGCGTATCGGCGACCTTATCCATGCCGTTAGATCGGGTCCACAGACCGAGCTCGTCCTGCGGCACGAAAGTCACGCGCTGGCCGAGGCGCGACTTGTCGGAGCTGGTGACAGTATCGATTCGTCCGCCGCCGGGAAGCCGGATGAACTGCTCGCCGGTCCTGGGGATGACGTCGGCCAGCGGACCGAGTTCGATCATCGGCCGCAGCGCGTCATAGGTGTTGTCGGTCGAGTCCTGGGAAAAGGCCGTGATCTGGATCAGCGGCGTGGGCCAACGCATGCCCTTCGGCTCGCCGAGGTCATAGGGGTATGTCCAGCCACAGCGGCAGCCGTGCTCGGCGCAGACGTAGCCCTCGTCCGTGCCCGCCCAACCGGCGAACAGCGCCGGTCCTGCTCCCTCGAGGCAGACCTGAGTGGCGATGAGCGGGTTCTTGCCGACCTTCTGCGGCCCGACCAGCAAGCCCCGGCGGAAGGCGAACGCCGGACCCTTGACCGGGTTGTCGGGAAGCCACTCGACGTCGGGTCTGACGCGGTAGAAAGCGCCCAGGTACTCGCCCTGGAACTCATACAGCCGAAACGGCCGGCCGATCTTCCAGCCGTCGGGGATGACGCAGTGGTGCTCGATCCAGGCTAGCGCCACGAGCATCGTCTGAGCTTTACGCGGCGCCACCGGCGATCGAGCGGAGGCGCGCCTTGGCGGCGCGATGGTCAGTGTCATCAGTCCTCACGGCCTGCCGCTCTTCGGGTGCGGCGTCGATGATCCAGCGATGCCGGCGCAGGCCGGGCAATGAAATACCCAGGTCGTCCATGTACTGGCGGACGAGTGTGCGCGCGATGGCCGGCGCCTTGGACTTCTCGGCGGTTACGAGCTGGCGCACATAAAGCGCGACTTCGCGCTCCTGCCCATTGGCCGACCACATGATGGCCTGTGGCCGACGCCACTCTTCGGCCCAGATGGCAAGCTCGCGTGCCGTGGCACGAATCAGCGGCCAGGTGGGCGGTTCGCTTTCGCGACCGGCGGCAGGGAGACGTGTCCATTCGGTCCTATCGCTCGGACGGTCACGCCGTAGCGCATTGGGATCAGGGGACGGGCCAGAACTGACCCGCGCGCCGCCTCTTCCGCTCATGGGGCTGCATAAAATGGGCCTGCTGCGGCCCGTTTGGATTTTATGCATTGCCCGTGCGCCCACGCCGTTGCGTCGAAGAACGCCAAACGAACCAGGACGCCTTTGGTCGAGCCTGGGGGCATTGTACGTGTTGCCTGCTGCGCGGTCATTTGCGGGCCTCCTGGGCCGTTACAGAGCCTTGTGGGGCACGACACTATGAACCTGACCCACATGGCAGACGTG